AAAGAATTTGAGTTAATCCAAAACAAACAATCTAACCTTTCAAAGTGGGAACGTGACCAAGTAGAACATATTTTTCATTTAAACTTCAATAAAATATAGCCTATTCGGTTTATTTGATTATCTTTGCACTTTAAAACAAAAAATAAAATATTATGGCTGAAATTTTAAGCGGCTCACTAGATTTGAGCAAAATTGACCAATCTAAAATAGTTAAAGGAGAAAAAGGACAATTGTTTTATCCTATTTCTGTATCTATAAATGATACTGAGGATAAGTATAAAAACATAGCCTCGATAACAACTAATCAAACAAAAGAAGAACGAGCAGCAAAAACGCCGAAAGTATTTTTAGGGAATTTAAAAAGCGTTTGGAAAAGCGAAAGCACGCCAAAACAAGAAACCGCAAATGAACAAGTCGGAAATTCCGAAAACTTACCAGACTTTTTAAAATAATTACATGAGCGACTTAGTAAAATACACCCCGCCAACAATAGCTGAATTATTTAGCGATAATATCGTAGAGGCTTTTAAAAACGAGCAACTAAACTTATTGTTAAATCAAGAACCTAGAGCAACTTGGATAAAAGAACACCCATACATAAGCGGGCATAAATACATTCCAATTGACAAGATAGAGTTTTTGTTAAGAAAGATATTTAAACGATACAGAATCGAAATAACTGGGCAAGGAACTTCATTTAATGGCGTTTGGGTAACTTGTCGAGTACATTATTGGAATCCCGTTTCAAATGATTTTGATTTTCACGACGGCATTGGGGCGGTTCAATTGCAGACGAAAAAAGGAACTAGCCCCGCTGACCTTGCTAATATAAATCAAGGTGCAATTTCAATGGCTTTTCCTATTGCTAAAACTGTTGCAATAAAAGACGCTTGCGACCACTTTGGTAAATTGTTCGGATCTGATTTAAATAGAAAAGATACAATACCTTTTCAAGTTGACGAGAATCTAAACCCTAATAAAGTTGATGTTATAGTCTTAGAACAATGGGCAAGTGAATTGAAAGGGTGCAAGTCAATCGAGGACGTCAATAAACTACGAAAACAATCCAAGCCAAAAGACAAAGCTATCCTAGACCTATTCGAGCAACGTATTAAAGAATTATCTTAGGGCGTTTTTGTCCTAAAAAAATAATTCTTTGTTATTCAAAAATAGTTTTAACTTTGCAACCTAAAATAAAACTACATGAAACAATTTAAAGCAAGGTGCAGCGCACTATCTCAGATTATGAGTAGTCCTAAAACCAAAAGTAAAACAGACGAAGTTAAGCTATCATTGACTTGTACGAAGTTTGTTGAAAATTGGATTAAAGAAACTCACTACGGGCGTTCTTTTCAGATTGACACGATGCCAATACGCAAAGGGAATGAAACCGAGATTGAAGCGACGGCTTTGGTTAGTGCGTTTTTGAACGAGAAACTAACTAGGGATAACAAAGTCAAATTTAACGACTATTTAACGGGGCATTTGGATATTGATTGGTTCGAAAAGCGAATAATCATAGACACGAAAGTTTGCAAAGATTTTAGCACGTTCCCAATCCTAGACAAAGAAATTGAATTGGCTTATTACTGGCAAGGTCAAGGATACATGGATTTAACGGGTTACGATGAATGTTGGTTTGCAAAGTGCGCTATTAACACCCCACTCCACGAACTTGAAAGAATGGAAAAAGCAACGTGGTTTAGGCTTATGGATATTTACGGAGATGAATCAAGCGAGTATTTTCAAGCCGACCATGAGGAGTTTTTAAAGAACCTTTTTATGGCTCACGTCATAGACAATTCAATCTCAATCAAAGGTTATACCCTAGATAATTTTGGAATAGCTGAAATTCCCAAAGACCAAAGAGTAAAAATAATAAAAGTACAAAGAAACCAAGCAGACATCGACCTAATCAAACCTAGAGTTGAGGAGATTAGAGCGTTTTTGAAGCAAAATAATTATTAAATATGAATAGTAAAGTAGAGTACATCAACCGATTGACAAAAGAATTAATTGATTCTTTAGAGTTCACAGAAAAAATTGAGGTTATCAATTGCCTTAGAGAAAACATACACGAATTTTCGCCGTTCAAAAATGAACCAGTAGATTTTGTTAAATGGATTTTAGCAGAAAAAGTAGTGGCAAATGATTACAACCCGAACAAAGTTGCACCGCCAGAAATGGAACTATTAGAGGTTTCCATTATGAATGATGGATATACGCAACCCGTTGTAACTTTCCCTAAAGGAGATAATGTAGAGGTTGTAGATGGATTCCATAGAACAAGAGTAAGTAAAGAATCGAAAATAGTCAGAGAACGTGTATTTGGATATACGCCAACAGTTATAATCCGTAAAGAGCAAAGCGAGAAAAACGATAGAATTGCCTCTACAATTAGACATAATCGTGCAAGGGGCAAACATCAAGTAGATGCAATGTCAGAAATTATTTTAGAGTTGAAAAACAGAAATTGGAAAAACGAAAGGATTGCACGGGAACTAGGAATGGATGAAGAAGAAATTTTAAGACTTTGTCAAATAACGGGATTGCAAGATATTTTTAAGGATGACGATTTTAGCAAGTCTTGGGAGTCTTCGGATTCAATTTCTTTATACGAACCAATTACAGACGATTTAAGCGAAGAAGAAATAGAACACTACCGAACAACAAACACAAACGACCCAGATAGAATATTCCACACGTTCGATAAATGGGAATGCCACAAGGCAGGATTTTATGCCTCTAAAAAAGATGGATTAACCGCCGATGAATGCGAAAGGATGTACGCCGAATATCTAGGCGATGACGAAAGATTTATGGCGGGATTAAACGGAGTTATTACAGAGTGGAAAAATTCTTGTGAACATTATTTAACCAATAAAGCGATGAATAGAATAGCTTGGTTAGGTCAAGCGGCTATGTGTTACTCTACTGGCGTTCCATCAAAATATTGCGCTGGATTTAATCTATTGACCGCACAACAACAAGATAGAGCAAATGCGGTAGCTTTAGAGGCTTTAAATAGTTGGATGAAGCAAAACAATAGAAGTGAAATATCAATGGAAGAGGCTTTATCAATTGGAAGACAAGTAAATATTTATTAGATTATGGCAACAAAAGTTTATCAAGATAAGAACGTATTAACCGCAAGTAGAGAGCGTATATCTCAAGTGTTTGACAATTTTGAGCGCATTTATATTTCATTCTCTGGAGGTAAAGATAGCAGCGTTATGACCCATTTAGTTTTAGAAGAAGCTAGGAAAAGGAATAGAATAGTTGGATTGTTGATTATTGACTTAGAAGCACAATACAAAGACACAATTTTACACATTGAAGAAATGGTAAAAATCTATAAAGACAATATTGATTTACATTGGTTTTGTGGAGAATTGCTTTTAAGAAATGCCGTCAGTAATTATCAGCCTAGATGGGTTTGTTGGGATGAAGAAAAAAAAGATATTTGGGTAAGAGAAAAACCAAAATTAGCATCTGATTTATCTCAATATGATTTTTACCAACCTAAAATGGAGTTTGAGGAACTTATGGTTATTTTTGGCGAGTGGTATTCTAAAGGTCAAAACACCGCTGCATTTATTGGAATACGTGCCGATGAATCTCTACATAGATACAGAGCCATTGTATCTCGAAAAGATGGATTAATGTTTAATAATTGGAAGTGGACTACAAAAGCCGCAAATAATCTATTTAATATTTACCCTATTTACGATTGGAAAACAGAAGATATTTGGATTTTTCACGGCAAATATCCTAACTTAATTCACAATAAGGTCTACGATAAAATGATGATGGCGGGGGTAAAAATAAGTCAACAGAGATTATGCCAACCTTATGGCGATGACCAAAGAAAAGGTCTTTGGCTTTATCACATTTTAGAACAAGATACATGGTATAAATTAATTGCAAGGGTAAACGGAGTTAATAGCGGGGCGTTATATGTAACTGAAAATGGAAATGTGTCGGGATATAACAAAATTTACAAACCAAACGGGCATAATTGGGAATCTTTTTGCAATTTACTTTTAGCAACTATGCCAACTAAAACACGAAGTCATTACAGAGAGCGTTTTATAAAGTTTATTAAAGGTTGGCAAGATAGAGGGTATTTATCTATTCCAGACGAAGCACCAGAGGATTTAGAATCAAAATGTTGGGTTCAATCTTGGAGGCGTATGTGTAAAGTATTATTAAGAAATGATTATTGGTGCAAAAGTCTAGGTCAAACTCAACCTTTATCGGATGCATATGCAAAATTTAAGGATATTAAAAATAAAAGAAAAATTGAAGCAAATTTGTCAAAATAATTCGTTCAGTTTAATTTGTTTTTACTATATTTGTCGAAGCGAAACAACAATTATGAGTAATTCATTTGATTTTATTAATACGAACCGCCGCAACTTCCTTACTCATTGTATTGTAGTTTCGCACACACTTGTTGCGGTTGGTTCTATTTATAAATAATCGACATGGCAAAAGACCCCGCATTTTTATTTTATTCGTCTGATTTTCTTAGTGGAATTTGTGATTTGACTATGGAAGAAAGAGGTCAATACATAACTTTATTATGTTTGCAGCATCAAAAAGGTAATTTGAGCGAAAAAACCATTAGGTTATCCGTAGGTTCTGTTTCGGTTGACGTTTTGAAAAAATTTGCGCAAGACGAAAATGGGAATTTTTACAATAAAAGATTGGTTAGTGAGATTGAAAAAAGAAATAATTTTACGGAAAGCCGCAGAAACAATGGTATTTTAGGTGGTAGACCTAGTAAAAAAGATAAACCTAATGATAACCTAATGGATAACCATAAGGATACGCATATGGGTAACCATATGGAGAATGAAAATGTAAATGAAAATACAAATAAAGATTTAGATATAATTAAAGAAGAAAAGCCTAAAAAATTTGATTTTTTAAATTCAATGATTATTTTGGGTTTTGACAAAAAACTTTCTGAAGAATGGCTATTGGTTCGTAAAAATAAAAAGGCTACTAACACAGAAACCGCTTTAAAAACTTTTTGCGATGAAATTGCAAAGTCTGGTCAAGATAAGAATAAAATTTTAGAAATTTGCGTTTCTAGAAGTTGGAGTGGTTATAAATCTACTTGGGATATTGGCAATGGAAATTTAACAAAAGCGGACGAAAGAAACGACAAGAACATGGAGATAATGAAGCAATCAATGGAAATTTTAAAACAAAGAGATAATGGAACTATTGCAATTACTGAACGCTGAGGCTATTTTCAATGAAAAAACACCGCTTAATCTT